CAAACTTCGGCCCTGCGGTGATTGCAGTTGCCACGTCCATAACCACGTCGATGGAATCAGCGGCGTCATAGAAGGTGCCCTGAGCGGCTGCAACAGCATAAGCGTCGGTGCCGACTATGGAGTGGGTGAACGTCCCCGCAGTACCTTTGCCGTTAACATCCGCGTCCCAACTGTCAACGCCGGAACCATCGCCAATATCCATGGTGAGGGTAGTTCCTACCGCAGCAGTGATGATTTCCACCTTAACGTTCATAACCAGGGTGTCTGCCGGGATAGCAAGGCACTGGTAAACATCATTTTCAACGATTGCGTCCGCAGTCAGGTCAACAACATTTCTGAGGACGTAAACCTTGTTCAGGCCAGCATAGGGAATCTGGCCCAAGGTAGGGGTGCATCCTGTCATATCAATGTTCGCCATTTTTCAATCCTCCATAAAGGAGAGGGGTTTTGCCCCCTCCCCCTGTTTATTGTTAAGCCTTGTAGCAGTACAGGACGCCGAGGGATTCAGGTTTCGTTACCTTCCAGTCGTATACCTGGAGACCCTTCATCCCCTTGCCGAACGTGGTTTCCAGTTTGTCGAAGTATTCCGTTTCGACCATCTGGGAAACGAAGCAGACACCGGACTTATGGCCGAACAGCACGTTGTAGCAGTAGTTCGGGGTGTCGAATACGGAGGTGTAAAGGTTGGTCCCATAGAGGGTCCAGCGATCAAGCATGCCGAGACGCCCGGTACGGAGGGTCGATCTGCCGTCTCCAGTCATGGAGGCGTCCTTGAGATCGGACTGTTTCAGAAGAACGGCCATCCAGGAAGGAAGAACGACGAAGCGGTTGGCTTCATGCCAGTTCTGCTCATCAGCGACACCCCCCAGATTAATCAGGAGGTCGATGATGTTGGTCTTGGTGATGGCAACCGGGGAGGCAGTGGTGCCAAGGTTATACGCCCCGCTCTTCCGCCCTGCGGCAATACCCTTATTGTAGGCATTGGCATCGGCATAAACAGCACCCAAATATTCGGTGTCGATGTATATCTTCTGCTGTTCGGCGGCATCCTGGGCGCAGATGTCCATGTAGTTCTTGAGCAGGAACTGGTGCATGTCGATCTTGTCCATCTTGAACGCAAACTGGATCGCCCGGTTTACAGTCAGCTCAACGGCAGGGGATTCAGCCAGTTGCCAGTTGATTGTCGAGCCTTTTTGATACTTACTGATAGCAATGTCAGGGACAGTGTTGATAACAACCTTGTCGCCCTGGCCTTTGACTTCGCCCTCATAGTCAGTGTTGGTGATCTGAGGAACAACGGAACTGTCATAGAATTTTATAATGGTCTTTTTGCTAAACGCCCATGGTATATTCTTGTTGGTTCCTGCTTGTGTGTAATCGGGGTAACCCGGTACAGTCGGGACGCTCATGGCAATATCTCCTATTTAACCCTCCCCTCTATGATTGCCTGATGATATTCCTTCTCCAGATTGACCCTTTCCTCATAGGTTCCACGGAAGGTTCCTTTCGTTACAGAGTCATAGAAACGGTCTATATCAGTCAGAGAGTAGGTTTTCTTTTGTGTGGAATCAGGGGCCGTAGCCCCTTTCTGTGTCTTACTCGGGTCAATATATTTCTCGACCCCCGTGAGTTTTGGCTTCGCAGGTTCGGAAGACCCCTGGGAAGCCTTGAAAATGTTGAATATCTCTGCGGTTTTCGCCACATTCCCGTTCTGGTAGTGATGCTGGAGGAGATCGTTGTAGGTGTGCTCGGTGGCCGGGACATACTGATCCAGGAACTGCCCGAACTTCGGACTTTGTTCGATCCCGTCCGGCCCCCACCCATTGATCTGCTTCCAGTCAGGAACGGCACCGGCAAGAGCGGCGTAAAAGCCCTGCTCCCTGGTCTGGACCTGGGTTTGTTCAACCCTGTCGATCCTCTCCTGGTAAGGCTTTAACTGCTCAGTGAGCTTCCTGGCTGCAATCTGCTCTGCTTTGCTCTCAATGAGCCTGCTGATAGCCCCGGCATCCTCTTCGCCGAAAGTATCCGCGAGTTGCTTGTAGAGCTTTTCATCCACCGGGGGAGGGGCAGGAGACTCGGCTGGCGCTGTTTTCGCCGCCTTTAGCTCCTTCACCTCTTCATTCAGCCGGTTGAACATCCCTTGCAGCGTGTTGTACTTGGCTTTCCAGGAAAGGTTGTTTTCGTCCTCTTGCTGCGCCTTCAATCTGGCGATATCAGCCTTCAAGGTGTCGATGCTTGCTTCCGGTGCCACGTCCGGCGCGGTTGTATCATCCGGTTGGTGCCCCTCTTCATCGGGGGCTGTCCCTTCGGGTGCCTCCTCAGCAGGGTCTTTGGTCAGGCCATCAAGAAACTCATCAGCTTCTTCTGCCGCTGCTGCCATTCTGTCCTTACTCATTGCTTCCACCTCGGCTCACCTTGCGTGGTCGCCGCCTTCCTTTTTGGTCAGGTCCGTAACAGGTATCCTGTTTTTATACACAGCCGCTCTGTGAGAGTCGGCAAAACTATTTCTTCTTCTGTTTCAGGTCAAGAAGTTTCCTGGCATCAATGAAAAGCTCAACCAGCTCCTTTAGCTGCTGCGCCTTTCCCTGGCCCCACCGGGCATTGACTTCCGGCCCTATTTCTGAATTCTCTATAAGCTGCGCCTGATAGGAATCGGCCAGCCAAATCTTCAGGTACTTGTATTCCTCATCACTGTTAAGCCTTATGAGCGCCCTCAGTATATGGTCATCAGGGGTTATCATCCCGCCTCCTGCTGGAACAGATTACTCTCACCACCGCCTTGGGGATTGCCATTGATATCAGCAGGGGTTTCGGCAGGGGGTGGAGCGCCGGGGGGCTGCATGCCCATCATCTGTGCTCCGGGGGCCATCTTCTCTATTGCGTCCAGATTCGGGAGAGCACGGTGGGGGTCCATCTCCAAGCTCTTGATGTTCTCGCCCAGGATATAGGCGCGGCCCTGAATGCCCATGATCTGCTGATCCACGGGGTTAAGGGTCTCGGCCAGGAATTCCTTCCTGCGGATCGCCAACTGATCCTTGATGATAAGGGTGGTCGAACCCCTCGGCCTGACGTGGAGATCGCCCTTGATTGAATCGTCATCGACAAAACGCATGTTGTGAATGAAAAGGCGCTCGATGGCCGGGATGATGATATCCTGGTCGATATTCATGATGGCTAACTTGATGTTCCGGGCTGCGGCGGACATAAGCATGGCAAGACCGGAAGAGGTCTTACCAGCACCCTGGACATTAGGGTTGCCGTGACCATATGCGGGGACAACCAGATCATCAGCCTCTCTCTTGAACTTGTCATAGACAAGGAGCAGTTCCTTCGCCAGGAGATTCGCCTGATAGAACCTGACTGCCGGACCTTCCTGCATCCGTTTGTTGGTAGTCTGGATAACCTTGTGCGGCCAGATATCGGCGCTCTCCCCTGTAGCCAGCCGGTCAATGTCAATCTCGGTGAGAGGGCCGGAAGAGGTGGCAATGTTATTGACCATCGCCCGAACAGTGGCGTTGCAGATAGACTGGATATCACGCATGAACTCAGCGGGGCATTCACCAAACTGGGAGTCATTGCTTTTGCAGAACGATGTAACCCCGTAAGGCTTCCTCCCCAAGGGATCGGGATTGAGAACAGCCTTGATAACATGGCGTCCTATCATCTTCCCGTTGACTTGGTAATCACGGTCGGGATCGGGAACTTCCTCGGGGGACATTCCCCATTCCAGCAGCACCTTCCCCTGCACCTGTCCCCAATAGTTGATGAGGTCGAGCTTGTCGATCTTCTGGTCAAAGAGGCCGGTGGTGTTATCCTTCTCTAGGTAGAACCTCTCAGCGTCAATGGGGGTGGTCTCCCGGAAGCCTTTGTCATAGTCGGTAAGGATCGCCCTGATAGCATCATCCTTGTAACCCGGCACCCCCAGGAGCTTGTTGAGATCGCTCCTCTTCAGGTGCTCAAGCTCCACGGCATCGCCATCGTCAACGTCTATGCTGTTCCCCGCAGGATACCAGTCAAAGGGGCTTACCCTCTCGAACTGAAGGCTGATCTCATCAGTCACTTGGGGGGCATACTTCCCCGTCAACTGGTTCATTTCCCATTTCAGGCTCTTCTCCATCCGGTAAATCGGCCCCTTCATCACACAGAATTTCAGGCGGGAAAGATCGTTGATGCAGGCTTTGAAAGCCTTTTGCCAGTTTCCCCCATTCAACTGCTTGATAATCAGCTTCTCCATGTTGGTGGCGCGTTCCTCGGCCACCTGACCGGCCTTGAGCTTCACCGACTCCTCAATCTGGTCAGACATGGACTTCATTATCATAGCCAGATCATTGGTGTTCACTGGCTGGCCGGTGGCCTGAGCCTGCAAAACAGCCTGCTGGACTGCCATTTGCTTCACCTGCTGCTGTATCTGCATCATGATGTCGGGAGGGATTTCAGGGATTCTCTCGGATTCGATGTCCCAGGTGCGGTCCCCATAAGGGTTAAGTACGTCGATGATCTGCGCCTCGGCGTCACGGACCTTGTGCTGTGTCAGCCGGACAAAATCATCCGATCCTCCCATGTCCTTGATCGCCTGGAGCTTGTCAGGCTCATACTCACCCTTGATCTGGCGAAGAATCGAGAGCATTTCGTTTTCAACTATGAGTTTGGCGTCTTTTGCGGAGGAGAAAAAAGCTCGGATGTGGGTGGCAAGACTGTCAAGAGGCTCGGCCTGGGGACGCTCGGCAAGGATACGATCTGTTTCCATACGGTCAAGGGACTCATTCGACTGCCATTTAACCAGTCCTTGATTGGATGACATGCCTTGTTGAGGGTCTAAACCTGCCATATTCACCTCAAATCTGTAAAAAAAAGCCCAGGTTCAACAGCGGAAAGGGGGGCGCTGTTTTACCTGGGCTTTCAATAAAGTCCCATGTGGGACCGTCAAAGGGGGCCAGTCTATCTATATAATGCTGTGACTTCGATGCTGCTTATAGCCTTGTCGGGTGTTATAGTGATGATGACGCGGCCTTGTCTTATAGGGACTATCTTAAGCTGTTTCAGCAAATCTGCAAGCAGTTTTTTATCTTCTGCTGCCAATCGCTCTTCTCTCATGTCCATGCCTTTGATGAAGGTCGCCTGCTTTTAGTGTACCCCCTGCTTTTATCTGCTTGCAAAGAGGTAGTCGGAATGGCATAGGGAAGATGTTTCATAGTGTAAAAACCAATCGCCACCGACATAACCCGGTCATCGAAGGTGCCAGAGTCGGCTTCTCTCTTTCCGTCTGATTGCACCTTGAAATTCAAAAGCTCCTCATATGTGTCCGGGCACCTGATCCCCGGATTTTCCTCACTCACCACCCGGATCAAATTGTCAAGGATGAGATTGCGGCTCTTTTTACTCGTCTGCCAGCCGAACCTCTTCCGGGGTTTGTTCGGGAAATCATCCACCACCTCTACATATATATAGGGGTAGTCGAGGTCCATAAGCTTCTCCACCACTGTAATCCCATGGTTGTTCCTCTCAGGCACTACCCACCCGCTGTTGTACCTCTTGCCTATCCAATTGAGAAGGATGGCAAACTTGAAAGGCTCCATCTTGCCGTGGTAGTGAGCCACCTGGGTCATGGTGGTGTGGTCGAAAACATCCACGGAATCGAAGTCGCCATGCTCTAGCCCCTCGGCAACGTCGCAGGAGACCACATAAGACCTACCGGCAACCGGCTCCTCCCACACCTGGAATGGACCTGCGGCATTGGCAACGAATTGGCCAATGTCGAGAAGGCAATCATATCTGGCAATCGGCTTGGTACACTTCTCTTTCAAGTACATCACCCGGCCAACATCAAAAGCAGGAGTCCCGGAACCTATGAAAGCGGACTTTGCGTTGGGAGGATATTCCTGGTCCCTCTTATTCTTGTCACCATTGCACTTATTGGCCAGCACCCAC